AAAGTGCTACTCTTGCAGGATATTTAAGCCACCAAGGTGCGGTACTCACGGCTCGCCAACCAGCCATAGCGGTAGCCCCTGGGAAAGCAAATCCCGCAGCAATCCAAGGCATCCAAGCCTTAGCCTCTTTCTCAAATTGAAGCACCTTAACTTCGGGGTCTTCCCTCATCTCTTCAGGCATCCAATATAGTTCAGGTGTTTCTATGCGTTCCACATCTCGCTCAGGTTCATAAGCACCAATAGTAACTCTGGGCATATTCCACTGTTGCCAGGGATGAACGCCATGAGGATATTGCAATGCTCTCTCTTCTTCTGCCTGTTGCCTTAGTCTATCAAATTTTGGTCGCCAGCTATTAAAAGGCATTTATAACTCCTATACACTTACTCTTTGTTTTGCTGGTGCCCACCTTCGTTGAGGTGTCCGCCAAGGGTCTCTAGGTAACATCTGCTGTGTCTGAAACAATAAATCTTCGGGAGAGGCGCCATAAAAGCGAGCCATCCCACCCCAACCTGCTTGTTGTGAGGGTGTTAATCTACCCCAAGCCTGCCCCGACGGTGGGGCCATTTCAAAACCACCAACCGTTCCCATTGGCTTAGCCCTTCCCATAGCAGGTCTTTCCCTTTCAGGCATTCGTTCTCCAAGTTCAGGATACATAGTTCCCAGCCATTTAGGGGTTTCTGGTGTGGTAGGGGGTGCTTCCCATTTTTGGCCTCTTTCTTCATAGGGATTAGGTCTGGTTTCTACCATATACCGCTGAATCCAATTTCTTGGCCCACCTAATCCAGCAAGTAATTCAGCACGCATACTCTCAAACATCTGAGCCTTTTCCCTTTCCCCTCTACCTTCTCGCCCTCGCTGTGTCTGAAATCTCAGCACATCACGATAGGCTTTTTGTGTTAATTCGGCTGCTTGGCGAGCTTGTTCTAACTCCCATTGCAACTGTGTCCGCTCTTTTTCTTCTCCGTATCTCCGCCAAGCCTCTTGCTGTTGCCACCGAGCCACATCAAATTCTGCCCCGAATTGCCTCCATTTCTCTGCTTCTCCCGCCCCATATTGCTTCCATTGTTGTGCAAGTTGGGCTTCTTGTGTCTGTGCCCACCAAGTTCCCATTTCTTGCTGATATTGACCCACTTGTTCTTGATACCATTCAGGGGTCATAGTAGCTCTAATAATCTCATTGTAAAAGGGTAGTCTGGGATTTACTCCTTCCGAAACTGTTTGGCGCACTAGAAAGTTGATATAATTTTCAGCCTTCTTAATATCATCTTCCCTATTTGCTTTAAGCCTTTTGCCCGCAACATCTAGTGCCCCCTCATAAAACCTCCTCCATAAAAGAGCTTTCAGCTTTTCATTATATTCTTTAACATCAAGTTCTGGTAAAGCGTATTGCCCCCACTGGGGTTGTCCCTCAGGCATTGCGTAACCTCCTGTTAATTAGTTCACTCATATTCAGGTGCATCTGGTCAACCGCACCATCACCAAACTGCGTCCTCATTTCTTGCTCAACATCTGGCGTTAAATTCAGGTAATTCTGTATCCTCTCTTCATCGGGTATTCGTTCTTTGCGATAAGGATTAGTGCCCTTGAATTGCCTTTGTGCCGTTTTAACAATGCGGTTTACCCTGGCTTTAATCTTATCAGTTCTAATGTCTAAAATATTTTCCCTCATAGCGTTGCCCTCTCTCTAGGAGGTTTGCGAACGGCTAGGTCGCCCATCTCACGCCCTTGTTCTGTTTGCAGGTTTCTTATTCTTGGCTCACCACCCTCACTGCCAATTTGAGGTGCGGTTGATAAACCTTTCTCCATTGCCCCCATCTGCTCTTCTAGGCCAGCGTATTCCTGCTCCATTCCCATCTCTTTAGCAATCTGTATGGCAACCAACCTTCTGATTATCGGGTCGTTCATTATCACTTCATCAACATAAAGATTATCAATTTCCTCATCAGCTTCCTCTTGGGTAAAGCCTTGATATTTAACCAGATTTGTTCTATGAGTTATGATGCGATTCATCTGCTTGGCATCGCCCTCAGTGGATTTTTGCGAAGTCGCCAATGGGTCGTCTGCCCTTAATTCAACTTCAACCACATAACTCTTGCCAATATCTTTATGAGAAATCCCATCAGGCAAGAGTTTGGGCATCTCATCACCCATCTGTAACGCCATTGAAAGTCCCGTAGCCCACATATCGGCCTGTCCCGCTACAATACCTTCATACTTCCTCATTGCGATACCATAGGGGATGTCTGTTGCCCTTCCAGTTGTGCCCTGTGGTGCACCCGTTAAAGCCGAGGGTGTTTTCCTGCCCAAAGCCGCCTCAATGGAATATGACCACTGCAAACTCTCTTGCTTGGGAAGTAAGTCAATCCCCCTTGTTACCGTAACCCCTGGGGGGATTTTATTCATATTGCCAGCCACAAGGCTATAAGTTTTATCAAAGTCAGGTGGAACTGGGTGATTATCATCGCCTTGAGCATCTACGTTGGGATTGGCGAATAAGTGGAAACTGCTATCAAGGTCACTGGTTATCGCTGCATTCCGCTTTAGTAAGTCTCTGTATTTCCTTATCCTGCTTACTATCAATTCTTCAGGTTTGCCCTCGTGAGAACTCTTGCCAAATCCAGATACCTTATGAATAAAGGGAACGAACTTATAAGGATTGGGAGACGGCCCCAAAACTGGTTGCCCATCAGCCTCAAAGTACCTACTGTCCCCCTCCCAGAATTCCATCCAAGAAGCCGTTGCTTTCTTGCCCTTCTCGCCTGCCTTTTTGGGGTTTGTCCACCCAGGATAATTGAATTCAATCTCCCACGGCATCCTCTCGTAGAAAACGATTACATTCTCTGGTACTCCGTTCTCATCCTCATTCAGACTAGCGAAAATTATCATCGGGTCAGGTGTTAAGAAGAACACGGGTAATCGTGTTCTATCAAATGGCTTCTTTACCCACGCTGGGTTGTGAATCGGGTGTAGCCAGCACTCTCCCCGCAAAAATATGTTCTTGATACACTCTTTCTTAGGATTAGGATTTTGCCTCATTAAACGCCTAATCCAATCCTCATTGATAAGTTTGCTGATTTTAATAGCAGACTCTTTGGCTATTGCCGTATCCTTTAATTGTGGTCGGGAAGCGATTAGATTGGCTGCCGTAAGCTGTTCAACTGGTTCATCAATCAGTTCTGCCGCAGCCCCAGTCCTTGACACAATCAAGGGTGGTTTAATCCACGGCACGGGGAAAGTATCACGATAGAACCCCGCATCCTCTAACTGTTCCCTCCTTGTTTGCCCATAAAGGTCACTCGTATAATAGGTTAAAAGTTGATGTATCTCTTCTATTGTTCTTGGCATTATCCTCTCCTATAAGGGCGTGACCATCCGCCACTTTGGTCTACTGGTGTATATTTGTGTAACTGCCACAACCCTGCCATCATCATTACCCAGTCAAATGATTGTTTCCTATCAGTAACGGGCTTCTCGCCAGCCCTAGTTACCATCTTCGCCTGCTGCATAAACTCCCTGTCGTGGCACACTATCTGATGTTTTGCAATTGCGAAGGCTAAATCTCCCAAGTTTTTTGACTTATGCTCACTGGATACCCACTGCCCCCGCTTGAGGGGGTCTATTTTGCCGTCAGGCTTTCTGCGTGGTGCTTGGCTAGGGGTCTTCAAGTCTTCAAGCACCCTTGCGAACACACCTCCCACGCTTCCTGTATATTCAAACGAGTTTGTAGCCTTGTATTCTCTTGCCAAATAGTCGTGTATCTCACCCACCCTGTCGGCCTTCTCCATACCAGTAGCCGAGCAGACAATCTCACCCGTTACATAATCCATAACCCCAGTAACAAACGGGTCTTGAACCCCGTCTGAGGGGTCGGTAAACATAATGTATTTTCGTGCTGCATTAGGCGGCTTGTAAACCCTGACTAGACCGTTATATGTATTGATGCCAAGCGCATTACCCTCTTCATCCTTCCGCTTTGGGGGGCAGACATCATACCCCATATCCTCTAAAGCTGTGTATTCAAAATATGCTCTTACAATAGATGCTTTGAATACATCGGTAATGTATTTGGGAAACTGCTCTTCTATCTCAGCAGCGGTGTAGCGTGGAACAACCCTGCTATCCCACCACTCTTCTAATGTCATCCCCTCCAATCGGGTAGGACGCAAGTCCCACGCTAGAAATATAAGGCATTGGGCGGGCTTGTTAGGATTAGTGTATAACTCCACCCCAGAAGGATAGACATATTTAATAGTTAGCGGGTCATTATAAAATTCGCTTGTCTTTTCCCCAAAGTAATTAGTGGGGTCTGCCTTGTTAGCAGTTGATAGTTCTATTAACTTAGCGCCAGAACGGGCTACTGCCCTGAAGTTCGCCCTTGCCTCTTCGTGCCTTGCAAGCTCATCTCTGGTAACTAAAGTCCCCTGAAAGCCGTGTCCCGCCTTTTCGGTTGAGGGTAAGGCTCGTATCTCGTTCCTCCCACCCCTGAATGTAAGTTCCTCTCTATTATTGGTCGTAGTGGGTAGTCTGAGATACTCAGGAAGATTGCTGTGTATAAAGTCTACTTTAGATAGAAGGTCTTGAGCTTCCGTCTGCCCCTGAGACAGCATCAAACATTTAGAAGTCTCGCTAAACAGGGATATGTGTTCGTTTATAATAGCGACAAGCCACGATATACCTAACTGTGATGCCTTTAGGATATAGATGAGGTCGTATTCTTGGATAATATCATTCAGGTCTAGAAGGAACGGCCACGGTTGCCACTTCTCTATCTTCTTCGTGTTCTGGTTCTGTATCCAGATGTGTGTCTTGGCGAAGTGGTTTATGCTGGCCGCACACTGGGCAACTTCTGCTGCCCTCTCGGTAGCTGTTTCGCAATTGTTCAATGAGTTTGTTTCCAGCGTTAATGTAGTCATCGGCTGTAAATATATTCTCCCTTGCATCTTTCTTTTCAGGATTTGCTATCTGCCAAGCAAGTTTCTGTAGTTGCGCATTTTCATCAGGCGAACTTTTCAGGGCACTACTGATAATATGGTCTCTAAGAGCAGTGATTTCGCTAGGCGGGGTAGAAGATTGAAGGTCTAACTCCTTCCTCCAACGAGAAAGCTGGGTCTCGTGAACACCCAGCTCTTTTGCTAATTCAACTTGCGTTGGCGGAACTCTCTCTTCCTTTGGCGTAGAAAGCCATTCCGTGAAACGCTGTATTTTAGGGTCTATCATCATATATATCCAATGTCATAGTATCCGTGTTTATTATCTTGCGCCAAAAGCGTTTGCCAACCTGAATAACATCCCCACTACAAATATGTGTTTCCCGCTCAACCTTTACACCTTCTATCTTGACTGCACCTTGATTTATCAGACGGATAGCCTCCTGCCCACTCTTGCAAGCACCCATTTTCAGTAATAGCTTCTTTGTATCAACAGGGACTACTCGGTAACTCGGAATAGTCTTTATCATTTCTTCTTTTTCTTGCGAGGTAAACCCTTGGGGCTTTGCCCCCGCACAAATTCGCAAGCAACTTTCTTGCTAGGCCTTTTACCACCAGCGGGGATAGACCCCTCGCAAATTCCCTTCATTAACTTAAACTGCTGTTTTGATTTAGCTGGCATTTAATTCTCCCTCACAAATTCTTCCCATTTAAGTTTCAAGTATAAGACGGTTTAGGTATAGGCTTATATTCTAACCAGCCCGTTCCATCACAACTCGGACAAGGCTTAAAGGCAACAGGTTCAAACTTATCGTTTATTCCAACACATATTTTCTTCTTACCCCAGCATACGGGACATTGTTTTATCTCTCCCATCTTATACCTCCAAATCCATAGGGTAAATACATTGGTATGGTTCTACTAGGTACATAATGGCTATCCTGCCCAGCCATCATACACCCGCAAGTGGGGCAAACGTTGGTCTCGGCATACTTCTTCACCATTATGCCAATTGGTATCTTAAGTTGCGTAGAATGGTTACAATTCTCACAAGCTAGGTTGCAGTTGTAGGTTTCAGGAAAAACTACCTTATCTATCATCCCTTTCCCATAATCCTAGATTGTATTCAGTTACTTTATTCATTCCACCCCTCCCCTAGTCACCATTATCCCATCCTGAATCATCCCATATTTCCTTGATGTCTTTCATAACAGAGTAAAATGCTATACCCCTCTTTGTGAAGTCCCTCACCACTTCGGAGCGTTGGTCACCGCCCTCATAGATAATATCTTGTGCTACCCCCAATGCATAATCAGCCTTATCCCCCAGATACTTAATTAGCAATGGGATATTCCCAATAGCAATATAATCCTGTATCTTAATTAGTTTTTTCTTTTTTTGCTTATTCATCTTCCCTCAATACTTGGGGAGGTCTCCCTCAAGCCTCTCTTTATACTTATCCGATAGTGCCCTTTTTACAAGAACGGGGTCAGCCATAACCTCATAAACACCTTTCCCCGTATAATACATTATCCACAAAAGGCGCTTTGCAGTATCGTGGGTTATTGTTATCCTTTCTTCCTTAATTTTAATCATACTAATCCCCCAGGAACGGCGGGGTTCTCCCATCCTTCCACTGGTTCAATGAGCATATTATTTTTGAATTCATCACGTGGTAGCAGTGGCGACATGTCCTCTATTGGTGTTTTCCAACCGAAGATTCTTGGCTCATACTTTGCATAAAGTCCCATATCAACATCGCAGACTATAGCATCAGGATAATTGAGGACTTTGCGGATTTTCTCTCTTAGTTCGCTATGGTTCTTTATGGTCTCGGTCTCTATCCCATAAGCCCTTACAACCTTAACAAAATCAGGGGGGTTATCGCCCGAAGCCAAATATCTTGATTCGTAGTTTGTCTCTTGAAACTGTCTGGTAATCCCATAACAGTGGTTATTCATAATAAAGGTCTTTAGGGGTAAGTCGTAATTCTTAATCGTCTGGAGTTCCTGGATGTTCATACTAAAGCCACCATCGCCAATCAAGCAGATTACTCTCTTGATATTTGGTATAAGGCAAGCCCCCATCGCACCTGAAAAAGAGTAACCCATTGGCGAATTGCCGTGGCTTGAGACAACCCTCTGCCCATATTTAGTCTCAAGTGCTTGGTAAGTAACCACCACGTTACCACCGCAATCTACAATTACAACATCAGAGGCTTCCAGTTCCTCTGATAGCACTTTTATGAAAACATAGGGGTGAACAAAGTTCTTCTCTAAGTAGTATTCAGGTAGGCAGGGTACATATTTATCTCTCCACTCTAGGGTCTTATCAAGCCACCAAGTTCTATCGGGCAAGCTAACTGGTTCTACCCCGTCCCCCATAACTTCATCGTAGCCAACTATACGGTGAAGTAATATGCTTAGAAATTGTCTAGCATCACAGTGTATGTTTACATCCCCCTTCACTTGCTGATGTTCTAAGTTGGTCTTATCAATGTCAACTATATACTTCTTGGCATCTCTGGCAAAGGACCCAGCGCAACCACCAGTTATTCTGCCTGAAATCCTAGTCCCGATACAGAGAAGCAAATCAGAATTCTGGATGGCAAAGTTCCTCCCTGGGCCACCATAAGTACCTACCCGACCACGATAGAACTCATAGTCGGAGGTGATGATGTCAATCGCATTCCATGTTGCCAAGCATGGGACTTTTAATTCAGCCCCCAATCGCCTTACCTCTTTAACTGCATTGGCTGCCCAAACGCCTCCACCAACTAACAATACGGGTCGTTCTGCTTCTTTATAATCTCTAAGAAATGCCTCTACTTGCTGCCTGAGTAGACTATATTCATTCCATCCCTTTTTAACAGGAAGATACCCAACTAAAGCATCGGGGTTAATGTCAACCTTCTGAATGTCGCAAGGGATGTCAATTAACACTGGCCCAGGGCGACCTTCCCTAGCCATATAAACAGCCCTGCTGAGTAGCCACTTAATAGCCTCTGGTTTAGTCAGCATTTCAGCCATCTTGGTAATCGGTTTAGCCATAGCAACGATGTCGTTTTCCTGAAAGCCATTCTGCCTGATTGACGTGTCGCCCTTGAGGAACTTGGTGCTGACCTGACCTGTAATAAATATACATGGAACAGAATCGTAGTAGGCGTTAGCTATACCAGTGAGAAGATTTATTCCGCCTGGCCCGCTAGTAGCGATAAAACAACTTAACTCCCCTGAAATCTTAGCATAGGTTTCAACGGCAAAAGCACCAGCCTGCTCGTGCATCACAGCCACATAATCGGTTTTCTCTTTTGGAATTCTACTGAAGGCATCAATCAGGTCGCCAGTGGCAGACCCGTAAACGACAAAGATTTTCTTGATACCTATGCCCGCTAAGTAATTTATTACATAGTCGGCTAGTTTCATAACATATTCTCCCGATACCACTCTATTGTTTTTCTAATTCCCGTTTTCAAATCCGTCTTCGGTATCCATCCCAGCAACCTTTCTGCTTTGTCTATGTTTACATACCGTTCAGGTATCATTGTTGGCTTATCCTTGTTGTAAACAACCTCAGTGTCCTTCCGACCTTCCACCTCTAACGCAGTTTGGAGGATTTCATTCACGGTGTATCCTTTGCCTAAACCAATGTTTATCGGGTTGTAAGTATCAATCTTCTCCATAGCAAGCAGAGAAGCGTCTACAACATCGCCAACGTAAATTAAATCTCTTATTTCTTCCCCATCACCCCACACTTCAATCGGTTCGTGTCCCTCCACAACCTTTCTTATCAGGGCTGGGGTTACATGGCTCGTTTCAGGGTCAAAATCATCATGCGGGCCATATATGTTTGTTGGCCTGAGAACGAGACAGGGCATTGGCCTCTCCAGATTTGAATACATTTCGCATAGCTTTTCCTTAAACCTTACCACCCATCCAATGCGGAAATACTTATCGTATGGGTCGCCCACCATCATCTCGTGCTCCTCCATCGGTTTGTCAGAAGGGGGATAGGTAGTGGTGCTACCGAAAGTAAGGTATTTCTTTACCCCCGCTCTGTAGGCGGCTTCTATCATATAAGTACTCATAATTATGTTTGGCGTTAGATTAAACAACGAGTCGCCTGCCATAGCCCCAGCGCCACCAACAACCGCAGCGCACATAAAGACATAATCCATTCCCTGGCAGGCCGTGTAGCAATCCTCTGGTTTGGTCAGGTCACACCTGATAAACTCAATTCCGTTACCACGCAACCCTGCCGATATTGGTCTTTTATGTATTGTTGTGGTTATCTTAGCCCCTAGCGGTAAAAGGCGGTTTATTAAGTTAGTTCCAACTGAACCTGTCCCACCCGCTACCAACACTTTTTTATCCTTGTAGTCCATCCTACCCCCACATTTAACCCAATGAAGGGTGTCCCTGCACAATGCCAAGAACCCTGGCTTCTTCTTTCTCTTTCTTTTTCATCTTATCTCCTATCGGGGCTAGGGGTCTGGGATAATTCGTCGGGATATACCCTTCTACTGCGCCTCTGGTTGCCCAGTCCCAGCTTCACGGCGTCCATTCTGTGCGAGTCGGCTGACACCTCAAACCCCGCACTTGCAACCACGTTTTGCTATGTCAGTAGCCACCCTAGCCCATAAGAACTAGCTCGTTTTCACCCCATCTCCTCCTGCTCAACCACCGAAGCGGCTGAGGTTGTATAAATGGGTAACTAGCACCGTTTGGGGCTAATAGGGGGTTCTTTTGCTTCAGTAGTCCCTCCACGCAGAACCTACCTAGTATCTATCCCGTTCACCCCAACGCTCAAACTATTAAATTACTTATTTCTCCTCTATAATCGGTTTAGCATTACGCATTGCCTCGTGATTAGCGCGCATTATCTCCGTAATTTCCAGCTTCTTCTTATAGGGCAACTTGGCAAAGTCTTCGTCTATTTTCTTGCGAGATTCTGCATGCCTTCGCCAGAACGCTACCAGTTCTTCTTCGGTCATATATTTAATCATTTACTTAATCGGTATAGTTGCTATGAGATATAATAATGCACGAGGTTTCCGTTGTCGTCAAATCCGTTAGGTACCGTATAGATTTCCGCAGGCTCAATCGCCTCATAGACAACAACGGGAGTGCCATCAGAAAGATATTTGATAACTGTAACCTTAAATTCAGATTCTCTCATATCTATTCCTCCACCAATGGTTCAGTTGCTACATAGCCAGCCTTGGATATAAATAATCCACGATACTTTTCGGTATCTACATAACAATTACAGTTCCCTTCGCAATACAAACCCCCACCCTCTCCCCAACAAGATGCAACCCCAACAAGGTTGCCTCCACAGATAGGACATATACCATCACCATGAGGAAGCTTGGGTAACTCCCTATCTACCTTTATCACTACATCCTTTAATACCCTATTAAGTTCCTTGCAAGAGGCACATTCATAGTCGCAATCTCGCATACCTTTAGCACAGAGCCTGGCTATCCCTCCCCTTATCTCTTCTCTAGTTGCCATTGTTTCTCCTTATAGGATGAACATAGCCCCTTGGTTGGTTTATGTCTGGCTCAAGCCTCAACCCTTGGTAGGGGGGAATCACAACAAGCGCATTGTTTACCACCCCACAGAATTCCATCATTCCTTCCTTAATCTCTCTCAAATCGGCGGGGTTAATCTTAAAGCCAACCACTTCATTGTTAAACTCAAACCGCTTAATATTATCTATCGCCTTGTTAAGTATATCTATTGTTAATACGCCTTGCTTATTTATCATTAACCTCTTTGAGTAGGGCTTGCATACATTCAGGACATCGCCTACGTAGTAGATGTTTATATGGTGTATGGGCATTCCAGTAATGATAGATGCATTTCCCCTGACTCCACTCCACAACCTTCTTTAACTGGGCTTTGAGTAAACCATCCACATCATATTCAGTTTCGTATGTTATGCCGCTTAAACCAACACCAGTTAATTCCCTAACAAACTCTTTTCTCTCTTCATCTGTAAGTAATATCTTCATACTTTAATTATATACTTCCTTTAATGCTTTGTCAAGTAATCAATGCCAGCTAGTAGCTAGTCTCTCGCCGCTTACAACTACCGCCCGT